AAATCTTGTGTCTTGGCACTGATACTATCTTTAAGTTGCTGCAGAAGGACAGGATCGGTACCTGCCTTATCCAATTGTTCCTTAAGACCATTTAGAAGAGCGATGGCACTATCGATGACAGTATTTTCAGCTGTAACCGCGCCTTGCAGATCAGACAGATCTAACATAATTTTCTCCAGTTTAGTTGAAAGTGTATCTAACTTACTAGAAATTTGATCTAGCTTAATGAGGGCTTGTCTAAGAAGCAGATTTGTCAGATCTGCTTTTTGCGCATTGCCAGGAAACAGAAAAGACAAATCCACTATTACTCCTTAGATTAAGATGCAGCAGGTGCTGTAGAACCCTCGGCTGGCTTAGCAGCTGCGGCTGCCTTCTCAGCAGCTTCCTTCTCAGCGGCCTTCTTAGCACGATAGGCGGCAAGAGCCTCAGTGGCCTTAGGATTGATTTCACGCTTTTCCTTACCAGCTTCGTATGCCTCAAGAATGGCATCCTTCTTACTGATAATCCAAGCTGCAAGAGATTCATCACCTTCAGTGGCGGCAACAAGAGAATTCCGAGCAGCAGTAGTCTTTTCTTCATCAGACATACGCTTCACAGACGGCCAACGGAAAGAGTCCTTGATAGCACTTGCATTTTCTTGCAGAAAAGCGATCTTCGGATTCCCTTGAATCTCCAGGAGGGCATCGAGAGCCTTTTGCAACTTATTACCTTCAACCTTGGTGACACGACGAATCGTACCAACTTCGAAGGCAACTTCGACTTGCTCTTGATTGTCAATAAGCCAAGTCGTCAACTTAGCATTATTCTCAGTCACTACCTTTAGCGCCGCCTCGATCTTCGGACGACGAATGTAATTGACGGCATCAGCACGATTATCGAACTGCTTACCGTCAGGGGTAGTGAATACTTGTTTGATATCCATGATTTCTTTACTTTCAAAAGTGATGATAGACCATTCTATCATGTAAGATACCACTATGGCCGAAGTGGTGACGGTGTTGCAAAAATAGCACTATAACTTCTATACCCTTTCAGGGTTTAGTCAACGGGTCGATGCAGAAGCATCTAAAAACAGCCTCACCTACATAGCAGGTTTGGTCGGAGTGACGCCGTTTTGGCGCCCCAAGGGGTCGGGATGGCCCCTGGAGACGCACTCCCACACGGCCCGCTGAAAGTGCTAATTTTTATCCTTTTTCTTTATTGCCTCATTTAGTGCTTCATTGATTCGTTGTTGGTTAGCTTCTTCACGTTTGATATGATTATCGAGAGCACTCAAAGAAATACGTAAATCATAACTGCACTTTAAAGCACGTTCAAAGTTGTTATTTACATGCCAACCGCTCTGTTCCACTTGTAGCAGGATTTGAAGAAGATTGACACTATGGTTCATTGTATTAACAACAGGATCCATTTTAGCCTCACATAGATAAGCCGTGGTATTCTTCCAGCTGTGTCACCAGGAATTCCCAAACTTGTCTTTCATTTTCCTCTAATTCATTCCATGAATCTATATAATTCATAAAATGATCTTGAGCTTTCATGAATTCTTCATAGAGAAGCTGCGCAGCAGATTTCATCTAAGACCTCGCAAGAATGTGTTCTCGTGGAACTTTAAAACCAGATGATCGAGGATGACCCCCACCACCATACATTAAAGCTATCTTACTGACATCCATACCACCTTCGACAGATCGTAATCCGAAACACCTATCAGTAGCAGTATCATGATAACAGGCGGCAAAAGGATGATTCTCTGCAAGAATAGTAGCAGCATCAGACACCATTGTATAAGGGAGACTTGCCACAGGAACAATGTGATTTCCAATACACATTGGACGTGTAACTTCTTTCAAAAGTTCCCTAATATCTTTAAAATGTTTACGTTCGATTGCTGCACCTGCTACTGTCATCTTAAGAAGTTCAGTTTGATCTGCCTTCATCATAGTATCCCATGTTTCAAAATCATAAGGATAACTAAAAACGTTAGCTTGAATTTCACGAGTATTAGGTAATTTAAACTTCCAAAGATCTCTATCTTCAATATGTCCAAGTAGAAGTGGCGGATCAATATCACCAAACAGGAACTTCCAAGCTAACACTGCACCACTGTGTTCGAGACTACAGAAATATTTCAGATTAGGCAATCCTTGAAGATCTTCCAATGCTGTCTTATGGTGATCAATCAAAGTTACGCTAGCAGCCTCTTTAATGATCTCTTCGACAATATGACGCTTGTAGCTGAAGTCAACTAAGAAGACATCTTTACCGACACACGAAGGCGGCGATTTTTGATAGACACCTGGATAGTACTCTGCAGAACTTCCATACACTTTCCAAAAACACCATGCTGCTCCAAAACCATCTGCACAATTACCGTGGTAGATTATCAGTTTTTGGGCCGTATTTTGCATCAAATTCTTCCTTTAAAATTTTACAGCATCTGTGCCATTCACGCTTGTTGACAAGGCCCCAGCCTACTGTATCTGTTAAGTCCGTATCCTTAATAACAGCTTGCAAGTATTTGTCAATAGCTGTGACAATAATCATTTGTGCTAAAGGACCTGCCTTCGAGAAATTCATTAGATAGTCTAAGAATTCATCATTAGCCATTCTTTCAGGTGTTTTAGTAAGCTGAACTTCAGCTGCATCTGCTGCATTTACTGCATCATCCATATTTTCAGCATACTTCTTCATAAAACCTTCTTTAATTTAGTGGTTATGGCATCGACATCAAAGATGACTTCGGCAATGAATTCCTCATCATCTAAGATGCCTTGTGCTATAGGACTAGAGCGGGTGCCCTTTTGAAACTTTGCATATTTCGCAAGTTCACCCTTTCTAATCTCATTTAGCGATCCGCGAAGATCCACCATTAGGTTTACTAAATTTAAAAGTTTCAGGCGGTCGCGTTTGTTCATCCTCAGGTATGTTTAGATACTTTTCTAAACGGCTCACTCTTGCATATTGATAGGCTGTCATTGTGATAGCGTAATCCAGACCAGATTGAGTCTTTAAGAGACTAGCTCTTGCTTCATCTAACTCATTCTCCGCTATTTGTTTGACAGTGCGACGTTTAAAACTATTCAAAAATCTCATCAATGAGCTTTGCGAGGTAAGTGGAATCGATCCGTTGGTCTGCATTTTCAATAGCTCTCATAAGTTGATGCATATAGGCTTGATCTACACCGAGAAGTTGTTCACGTAGGGTAGGCATATCCTCCAGGTTAATTTTAGACACTTGAAACATAATCTTTAGCATCTGTCCAGCTGTGATTCTCCATCCACGTCCAATGAATTTACGCAGACGGAAAAGTGATGCTAAAGGATATAAAGAACCTTTATAAATCAATGCTTTAGAAAGAATGCTTTCCATTGATTCTGCAGGAAGTTCGAGATGTTTCTCTGCATAATCATACCAACACATACAATGGACATAATCATAGTTAACATGAATATCAGAAGGCTTACCATAGAATCGAACGATCAATTGCAGTTTATCAGACAATGTGATTGCATTCTCTGAAAGAAATACAGGACGATACTTGCGACCCATATGAATTTCAGCGTCTGTAGGACGACCAGGAGGACGCTTAATTCCTTTGGCCATGTCTTCTACATATTCGAGAGGATTCTCTGCAGCATGATTGTATTCCATATCTGCCTGAGATCCACCATTCAATGATTGAAAGAACTTATCGGTTTCTTCATCAGGCTCTTGCTCAAAGTATTTGTATTGGGATTGTTTTTCAGAGGCAATACCTGCACTCTTCATGTAGATGATAATACGATTTTCAGCATTACCAAGGCAATTCATACGCATTTCTTCTTTCACCATTGGCGTATACATTTGCCTTTGAGGTGCTTGCATTGGATATTCAGGAGGCCAGATAAAACCTTGGGGATAGGCTTGTTTGTACCAATCTTGATTTTTCTGCGTCTCATGCCACTTTGAAGATTGCAGAATTCTTGTATTATATTCTGTAACTTCCTTGACCTTCTTGCCATGAGTTTCATTAGTATACAAATTGAAAGTATCTACATAGTACTTAGCAACAGCCAATGCAGTTTCACGTGTCTTAAAGTAAATATCAAAGTCATTTGGCATTTCGCCAACAAGCATAGAAGAAATAGCTCCACCAGTAACAAAGCAATCTCTTGCAGCTGCTTCTCGTGTTGGAACATCTCTAATTGTGGCTAGCCATTTCATTATGAGTGAATTAAGAACACTCTTGATTGTAGCTCGCTTCATTCCGGACATAGTATACCTTTCACTGATTCAGCCCATTCAATGACCTCATTGTAGTCACCTTTAATATGAGCAGGTACAAGAACATGTTTATAAGTTGTTTTATCAAATGGCCATCTTGTTACTATACGATTGCCTTCTTTTGCTAACCATTCATTATTTCTTACTTCGAAGTTCCAATCACCATTTACAACATAACCAAATTGGACTACTTTACCATTGTCGCATAATACAGCTTCTTTTATATACAATGGCATGTTATTAATGAAAACTACATATCTACGAGGTGTTGATTCTCTGAAAGATATGCGAGTAACTTTCATAACATTTGTTCCTTTAACAAATCATATGTATCGCGAACCCATACTGCATCATATAATGCATTATGTTGTTGATCTTTCTGTTTTAACACCTTGGGATTGCCAACTGAATCAATCAATTGCTTCAGATCACGACAATACATTGGAAAATGTTTTGGCAAATCCATCATTGTACCGAACAATTGGCAGAATACAACCCAATCATAATCGGCATAATATGCCCAGAAGATCGGTTTTGTGTCATCACCAATGAATTTCAGAATTTCTTCTTTAATTGCTTTTCGACTGTGATTGCCACCTTTATGCATCTTTGGAAGTACATTAATTCGAACCCATTCATTAGCTTTGGATAGATCAGCTTCTCTATTTTCTAAGTATAACGTTCTACCATCTTCTGAGATAATACCAATGCTGAGAAGATCAATGGTTTTACCATCTTCAATGAATTCAGTATCAAAGAAATATCTCATATATCAATCCTATTTCTAAAACCAACTGCACGAATGAATCTTGGTTTATCTTTCATACCATGACGCATGAACTTGAACTTAAGTAATTGACCAAGATACTTATCTTTATTGCGAAGAATATGTTTCCTTTCGGCATGTGTGAGATTTCCAGGAGCTACATCAAGAAATTGACTTTGCCATTCAACAATCAATGTTCCAGACATTCCTGAATCTGCCAAATTATCCATTACAAAAGAACGTTTGGCATAACCTCGTTCATCAACTTCTTTAGTGTTATTATTAGTCTTGCCTTCAAGCACGTCTACAAGAATACCTTCAGCATCTTCAAAACGCTTTAGCTTATAGATCCATCCTTCGGTAAATGTACCTCGATTACATTTGTAAGGACCTAAAGGATCTCGCATCATAATGCCTTCAAAGCCCAGCTCTAAACATTTTGCTTCGAAAGCTAATAGTTCTGTTTCATCATAGACTAGCTCGTGCGGGACCAAATGGTAATTTTCTGCTGCATCCTTGATAATTTCTTGAGCCTTTTCATGGCGCTCGAAGAATGGCCTCTGGAGCCAATCTGGGTGGCAATAATCGAAGACATAGTAATGGAGGTCATCAATAAATTTATCCTCAGACATTACATAGCTTTGTGTCCGATTATATACACCAAAATCAGTAGGATTACCAACGATTATTTCACCATCAGTATGATTATAATGAGTGAACTCATCTTGTACTTGTATAGATGGTAATTGTTTGAGTGTTCTCGAAACAGCTTCATTACCCTTTACAATACATCTAATTCCATCATATTTTGCTGAACATAACAAGGGATACCGAAGTCTTTCAAAGTAGTGTTTATATGTCCCAGGAGATTCCCTAGGAGATAACATTGGTCTGAACATTGTAACCTTTAATTGATCGTTAATATTTAGCGGCAGCCCCGTAGGGCCACCGCGTTTATCTCATTAGAATATTGGTTATACGCGTGAATTCAGCCATAGAAAAGCTGAGAGCTTCATCTAAAGTAGTATGCTGTCCATCTATCTTTGTGCAAAGATGAATCAATACAGCAGCTTGCATCATCGGATGTGGATACAAAGATGCAGCTATATGATGGCCCACCTTAGGCTGATAGATTTCCATAAAGCGTTTGTCTTTAAGGATTATTTCAGCAATTTGTTGAGTGGCAAGATCAACGGATTGGGCATGACCCATTCCCACACTCATCACCACTTTCGAATTCAGCGTTTGCGGTGGAATTAATAATTTGAGTTCTTGAAATAAGTTCGTCATATGTTTCCTTATCAATTTCCTGGTACGGAGCTTGCGCAAAGCCATGATCACTATGAAGTAAGAATGAAAGACTCTTGAAAGTATTTCTATAGTGTGTTTCTAAGTATCGACGTATGATAGGAATTTCCTCCTTCTTGTAATAGACTGTACATGAGACACTATTATCTGACCATTCTCTTTGCATTCTTTCAATAGCTTTGAGTTGGTCTAATGCTGTCATATCTTTAGCTAATACAGCATTATCTGAATAAGCAAATGGGAAAGTAACAATTACAGAACCATAATCTTCTGTACCATCGAAATTACGCTTAAACTCAACTGGATATCCATGATCCTTACAAACTTGCACAAGCGGATGTTCTGACGCAATTGTGATACGTCTATACATATATTGAGCAAATCCAGGGTGAACACCAGGAGTAACACCAGGTAACAATGATAATGTGCCAGAAGGTTTAACAGTAGTAAGTTTTATAGAAGGATTAAAGTTATGTGATGCAGAATAGCTCTCGTCGAATTCTCGTAGATATTCATAACCTTCATTGAGCCAACTCATTTGTTCAGGAGTGGCTTGCATAATACCAGTTAAGCCAATACCCATTCGCATGTTTTTATGAACAATTTCTTCTGTCTCACGTTGATGACATGGAAGCAGGAGTGAATGTTTATTGATACGGTATAGTAACTCGAGAATATCTAGGAATTCTTCTTTACTTTCAACATTCGGAAGAAATACCTCAGCTAAGCAACATGTTTCAAAAGGTGCTAGCGATTGTTCTGCACAAGGGTTATATCCAGCGATATCTGGATCAGGATATTGTGTTTCTTCTAATCTACCGACTTTACGAGAGAGTCGAAGATTAACAATACCATAAGGTTCACCCTTGCCTTCGTAGCCATCCCAGAAGTATTCATGCAAATCTTCTAGATCATCGACAGCAACAGAATTATTACTCATACTACGCCATTTAGGAATATTACCCATATCCCAACGTTTGGCTAGCAGAAATTCAACATCATCAGGATCGCCAATAGCTATTTGAGCAGAACGACGAACATTACCTGCCACAATAATATGGCCTATGATATTCATTATATCAAGAGCATCGATGGATCGAATCTTCTTTCCATGACGCTTCATTAGCAATTCAGATATCTTTCCAATACCCCAGCAAAGGTCTTCAGGACCACTTGCTACACCACCAAAACCTTTGATAGGAGAGCCCTTACCACGAATGACTTGAGTAGAATATGTGAATGTACCTTTCTCAGGCTTTTCACTAAGAAATGCAGCTTTGAGTGTCTTACCAAGAAATCGAACCCAGCCTTCTCTTGAATCAGGAATAATAAAGTCTGCACCGCCATGATCAACTCTTGTAGGAGCTGTAAACCATTCTCTCACAGCAGGCAGCTTACTGATATATTGCTGTTGAATATTAAAACCTACTCCTGAACCAAGAGCAAGCATATCCATAGCCCAGCAGAAGGATCTTACAGGATTATCTATTACACAAAATGCACAATTCTGCAGAGAAGCTAAACCAAATCTATCTACAGTCTTTGTTCCTAGTTGCCATAGGAACCTACCTGCTACAGAACATTTAAGACTAAGAAAGTAATCACGAAGACGAGCTTCTTCCTCAAAATCAAAACCAACATTTAACTGAGAATTACACGCAGAAATTATTCGCTCAATTGTCTCAGGAAACTCTTCCGTACGGTTTGTTCCTTCAATTGGGCGTGAGTACGTTCTCTTATAGGTTAAATAACCTACAGTGCTAAACGGCGTTTCAGTCAAGTTATACCCCTTTAACTATATGCTAACAAACTCTTCTTTGAACTCTATCTCACTCTTTTCTAAACGGCCTGTATCGTAGTTATAGCATGCGCCTTTAACACTACCAGTTAGTCCAGTAAAGCGCGATTTAAGAATCCGCATCTTAATCGTATTTCTGATGATCGTATCATCAGCCGTTAAGTTTCTTGCAAAGGATATAATATCAAAGGAGATTTGCTTAACACTACCCGAACCTCTAATATCATCAATGGATGGTAATTTACCTTCTTCAAAAGACTTACCACCACCGGCCATTGTCTTTCTTAGATGAGAAACTAGACCTACCCATACATTATGCTTCTTCACAATCTTTAGAAGTGAATTCATAATGTAATCCTGAGATTCATTACCTGTTAAATCTTTAATACCTTCAGATACTAAGATTGTGATATGGTCTATGAACAAGTATTTACAGCCTTGCAGGCACATGTATTCTAGCTTATCTAAAATGGTATCATCATTAATTGAACCTTGGTGATCGAGTACAATTACTCTATCTTCACCAAATACTTTATCAAATCCAACTCTAAGTTCTTCTAGAGGTATTTCATCTTTAGCTGGGTTCCTCATGAGAACCATACCAGCAAGCTTTCTTGCTGTTTCAGCTGGAGATTCTTCTAAACTAACAACACCAATTTTCTCCTTGGTTGTATTAAGTATATGTATAATGATTTCACGGAGAATAGTACTTTTACCAGAACCTGTACCAGAGGTAAATAATACAATTTCGCCAAGACGTAATCCTTTAAGCTTAGTATTAAGACCGCTGAGACATTCTGGGTAGGGTAGGCAAGGAGTATTATTAAAGTTCTCTAAAGTATCCCAAAGTTCTTCTTTAGTGAGGATGCCAGATGGTATATAAGGTGCAGCATCCCATATAGCTGTATTAAGAACACCAGGACCAAATTGTAGCAGGACTTCATTAGGATCTTTAGCTGGTAGTTTAGCAATCTTTACTTTGTCAATACCGATTACTTTAATAGCTGCTTGTGTAGCTTCTTGACCAGCTTTATCCTCATCAAGACAAAGAACCACTTCTTGGAATGATCTAAGCCACTCACGATTCTCGATGAGGGATTTATTCATTCCTGCAGATGACATTGCTACAACAGGAAATATTTTATTGTATTTTATAAAGGATGCTTGTGCTACAGATAGAGCGTCTATCTCACCTTCAGTAATGACAATTTTTTTACCGCCACCACTAAATTTATCTCTTCCAAATAGGTCATTGGACTTGCCAACCCACTTAAAAGTCTTTGGTAACTCTCTTACTTTAAAAGCAGTATTCTTAGAATAAGGATAGTGGTGTGCACTTATTTTACCCTCTTCATTAAAAGAGAGTTTTACACCAAAGAAATTTACTACCTCAAAATCAATACCTCTATCCGCTATCTTTCCAGAACGTAATTCCAGAATCTTAGCAATCCTTGGTGCAATCGGTATATCGTCAGCTTGCTTAATCTGTTCAGACTCATCTTCAATAAATTCATCTGGAGTAACTTCTTCTCCTTGAATCCTCGGAAAGAAAGTATTACAGCTAAAACAAAATGATGTAAGATCTTCATATATTTGCCTTGCATCCGATGATTTACACTCCTCGCGATCAAGGCAAGGTTGATTTCTCTTGATTATCTTCCGTGACATCTTTTTCCTTTCCTCGACTTAAGCCCAGGAAAAATACTCCTACAACTATCATCGAAAAACTATTGAGAATAACTTCTAAGAAAGACAATTCAAGTACATTAAAGGGTGACAATCCAAAAAGAGTTTTGATTTTTTCTATAAGAATAACCCATCCGTAAGAACATAAAGTAACTGCGAATGCTCGAATACCAATTCTAGTACTACCCAGGATTTTTTGCATCATCCATTCTCCTCAAGATTTTTGCTAAACGTTCTTTATGTCTCTCAGATATAGGTTCTTTTACAGCCCAAGATACTTTCTCTATAAGTGTATTATAGAATCGCGTACTTGTAGGTGCTTCAACAAAACAAAGAGACCATGTTTCAGAATAAGAAAGAGTACCCATTGTCTTATACTGTTCTATGCAGATAAATTCAAACTCTGCTCTAGGTCGAACTGATATTAGTTCTTTTAGCATTGCAGAGGAAGACATATATTTCTTCCAATTGCTAGGTTCACCTTTGTTAAGTGTACCTCTGCCAAGAAAGTTCTTTTTACCAATATATGCTCTATTTAAATATGAGTCATAAATAACATAAATAAAACCAACAAAGCCAGGGCCCATTTGTTCAGGGAATTCCCAATGACCATTATCAAATTTTGATCTAACAGGCACAACTACAGCGTGTGGTAATTCGCCATCGAATTTCATCTCAACTCCAGTAAGATTGGCCACTCTTCTGCTTTGAAGTAGTCATTTGGATAGCGTTGTAGATGAATCATCTTTGCATTACTTAAGAAATAATTGTACCAGTCATCACCATAGAATTCAATATATGCACTAACAACAACTTCCTGCATTTCTTCTTCAGAGGTACAAGCAGATAACATACCTCGACTTTTAATAGGACCTTTACCAGGTATACCAGGAATATTGTCAGTAGCATCGCCTTGGATTAGCTGTGCATAATAATTAAGACGAGCTTGCTCTTTTGTTACTTCAAAGAATTGTTTAGTCTTCATATTGAAGTGTTTACCTTCGATACACTTTAAATCTTTATCAATAGTGCATATGATGTAAGGATCACCAGCTTCTTGAGCTTGTAATGCCCACATTCTCATAAGATCATCTGCTTCACACCCTACTGCTTCTACAGCTAGTCCTTCGTGTACAGCTAATTTACGAATTAGTGGTACTAAGATATTGATTTTTGAAGGATCGCCTTGATGTCGATTGACCTTGTAGTTAGGATATAATAGTGTTCTATAGTTATCAGGGCCTTTAACAGCACTGAGATATTCTTCACAAAAAACAGATTCAAGTAACTGTCTAAGCAATACTTTAAATACAATCAAAGACTTTTTGAGATACTTTATTTCTTGATCCTTAGTAAGAAAGATACGTGATCTCTTACCATCTGCATCAAGCATAATGTTTTTACTAGTATCTGTAGAAAGGCCTAAGTCTTTATAGACATCAACCCATACATCGTAAGTAGCCATGTAAGCTAATACATCGCTGTCAATGATTGCTATCATCCAGATTCTCCGGCTTATAGATGTGCACGTACACTCTTAAACCCATTTTTGTTGCTGTCTCAATCATGTTCTTAGTGCCACGACTCTCACCATCCCATATAGCTATCAATGCATCTGCACATTGAGCCATCTCTCTATTTCGTTTTATTCCAGCACCGTTATCGTAGCCACCGTTAGGATGCCAATTTGGCATAAATAATTCTATTGGTATAGAACGTTTCTTTGCCCAAGCTTCACCAAATCTATCAACTCCTTTGGCATGTCCACTTATAACAACTGTTGGCCACCATCCACAATCTCTAACAGCAATAGTAACTTGTTCAGGATCATCAGAGTCTCTACTTCCTGCAATTATCGTTCTCATTTTAGACCTAATGTGTTTCGTCCCAATTATCACCAATTTTACCACTGCCATCCATTATCATGATACCCATCAATTTCGGACCATCTTTAAAAGCCTGTATTCCAATAGACTTCGCTTGTTCAGCATATTCTTCTGGAACTTGAAATTGAATCTCATCATGCATGAATACACATGGCTTATAAGGAATCTTTGCTTCTCTTAGTCTTTTGACTGCAAGCATTAGTGAACACGCGCAAGTAGCTTTCTCAGTGGCTTGCAACAGATAAACAAGCAACTTATGAAAAGAATCAACATATATGCGATTCCCAGCAATACCTGGGATATAACCTTGTTCACTGTATTGTGAGGTCTTACCATAGATGTTTTCAAGTTTATCCAATAGTTCTTTAAATCCAGGAACTGCTTTCGTGAAACCTGCTTTTAACTTTCTACCATTGGGTTCATTCAGCACACCAAAGATATAAAGCCAAAGTTTAGGTCCAGAAGCACCGAATAAGAAGGCATATAGAATTCTTTTAGATGCACCTCTTTTACGCTTTGGAATTTCTTCCTCAGCAACACCTTGTCCTCGCAAATATCCATCCCAATCGAAACCCATTTGGATTAGCACTGCTGTAAGTATTTCAGCGTTAGCAGTATGAATATCACCATTAATAAGTGTATCAATGTATTTCTGATTGCCTAAGAAATGAGCTAAACCACGTGCTTGATTACCAGCACTATCACAACCAATTAACTTCCAACCTGGTTGTGTAATGAATAAAGCTCTCATCTCTTTACCATAAGGCTTTTCAGGAGTAGGGACATTGACAATAATATTGTGTCGAGCTCTCATTGATGGTGTGCCAATTGTCATACACTCACCGTGTACTCTGCCATCAATCTCAGCTTTCTCTATCCAAGTCTTTAAGACACCTAAACGAGATTTAGCTACAGCAAAGTCTGCATATATTTTGCCATCATTACCAAGAAATTCAAGACTTTCTTCTGTTATTTTAGGAGAAGACTGTACTTTCTTTCCTGTAAGCTTATCTTTAGTGTAATTCCATTCAAGTGGCTGCCAATTATTTCTGTAGAGAAATACCTTCACATCAGCAGGTGAATTTAGATTAAGTGGTTCGAAAGATACTCTACAGTATGGTCCTTCGACAATCCTTTCTTCACCCTCGAAACCACTCCAAGGATCTACATCGAAATAATTAGCTGTATGTTGATCATAACAGCCTTGTTTAGTCCATCGAGGAGTTTTGTATTCAACAATACCTTTAACCATATCTATAGGTACTGTCTTAGTTCCTAGTTTAGCATTCAATGCTGCGTATGCTTCATCGAGTTTCGCTTGAAGAATTGCTTTTAATTCCTTGGCAGCAGTAAGATTGAAAGGCCAACCTTCACGTTCAGCAGAAGCACACCATTCAGCTACAAATGTCTCAGCATTAAGATAGCGAAGGATGTTGGGAGCCTTAGGCTTTAACCATTCAAGTTCTTTCTTCAGAATATCATAAACTTTAAGATTTAATGCAACGTCAGAATGACAACGATGCTGCATTTCAGGAGAATACTGCGACCAGTCTTCATGAACTACTTTAGGCACACCAAGGAAAATACCCCATTCCTCAAGACTATGACCACGATCTTCGAATCGGCGATAATTAAGAACTTCAGAAAGAATAAGTGTATCTGTTACTTTAACTGTGTCTGGAAGATAATAATTATGAATCTTCTTAAGTGCTTCTAAGTCAAAACCAGATATATGATGCCCAACAATTTCTTCAGCATTATCAAATCGTTCTTTCCACTTGAGATTACCTTCAAGAAATTCCTCAGAAGCACCCGTATCAAGGCATGTCATATACATGATCCATACACGAGTGCAAGTGTCCAGAAGACCGTCTGTTTCTATGTCAAACAGAAATCTTTTAAACATACTATCCTCATTGATGATCTTTCAAATCATTTGCCTTAATAGGCTTACAATCATTCTCAATATATGCAATCATATACTCAAGATACCACTTTGATTTCTTGAGTTCTTGTAGGTTACTATCTTTGCCAATTCTATCAAGATACTTCCTAACTTGCAACTCAACAGCACCTAGAAATACCTTAGGGTCACGCATAGAAGGAATTCGTGACATAGCATCGATCCATTGATATTCATCAATATAGTTCTTATGATGCTTAG